TCTGTTTAGTGTCACTTTTATAACACCAAAGGATATATTAACTGCAAACTCAATATCTTGACATTTATTAAAATTGATTAACCTAAACGTATCAAAATTTACTGGTACCGTCTTTGTTAATGCAGTACCTTCATATGTTTCTGCTAATACACATTGAAAGTTGTCTGAGTTTTGTCTGTTCTTATCACCTAACTCACCACAAATCTTATTATTTTCAACATATATGTACAATTTGTTAGTTTCTGTAGTGAAAGATGATCCTTTAAACAGAGAACTCAATTTAGCTTCAGTTACTTTAAACTGTACATCAAACTTTAAATCATTTACCTTCTTAATATTAATGGAAGGTAACTTAATAATACCTTCTTCAAGTAAATGATAAGTAAATTTAAAATTTTCACCTGTATACTTGATATTATTAGCAGTGACTTCAAGATCTAACGATTCTGCATCAATACATTCAAGTACTCTTGTAAGTTTCTTTATATCTGGAATGTTTATACTACGTTCTGAGTCAGAAGTACTTTGAGTTTCAGAATATAACACTAAAGTAGCATCACTGGATGCAGTTAAACTAGTGATCTTATCTTTTTCTATCTTAATAATTGTCTTATCATTAAGATTTGATATTGGTCCAAGGACATTACTAATAAAGTCCTTCTTATTCTTAATTTGTAACTTCATTCCTTATTATAACTTCAAGATTGCACTAAACCACTGTTTGATTGTGGTTGGAGGTTCACTTTTTTTTTGGGTAACTCGTTGTTTTTAAGTAGTCTATCAATCTTATCTTCAATTTTGTTAAGTCTATCAGTTATTGTATATAGATAGTTCATCACATCATCGTAATTTGCTCTTTTATCAAGATCAAACTCAAGTTGATTAGGGTCTACTGGTTCTAAAACTTGTTGTACAGGTGCATTTACACCAATTGGTTGATATTCTTGTTGTGTAACCGGTTGCGGTACTGGTTGTTGAGCAACTATTTGCGGTTGCATTGGAGCTGCTACAGCAATAGCAGGGTTAATACGTTGTAAAATTGGTACATCCGGTGGGGGAAGAGCATTTTTTATAACGTTAGTAAGCTCTTGCCTGACCTTTTCACTACGTTTACCAAGAGTGCTGGACGACCCCACTATGGAGTCGTCCAGTTTTTTCATCTCTCCGTAGGTGGAGCCCAATAAACCGATTAATAGTTCTTTGTGATCAGGTTCCATTACGCATTAATGTCTAAGCCATCTAACAAATTCTTGATATCATCGTCACTTGATTTAGCAGGAGCTGCATTATTAGTAGCTGCTACTGGTTGAGCTGCAGGTGCAACATCATCTTTTACCGTCTTTACGTAAAAATGCTCGTCTAACATACCCTTTAACTCGTCAGCACTTCTAACCGTAAACACTTTATCAAGTTCAAACACACCATCATAGATCTTAGCAGCTTTTGCATCATCTAGTTCAGGTATTGCGCTTGGCATACTAAACTTTGATGAAACATAACTTGGATAATCACCTTGCTTTTCAACCTTAATCTTTAAGTTAACACCGTTTGGACTAAGATCAAAAATACGAGCACCCAATTCATCTGCATCTTCACCTTGAATAGCATCTTCAATGATCTTTTGTAGCTGTTTACCATAACGTAAGATCTTTACCTTACCATTATTTTCTGGAGTCTTTGGATCGTTAACAACAAATACATTAACTAACCACTTTTCACTACGACCAATTGACTTTGCCTTTTCTTTTTCTGCATCTGTACCAGTACGTAAGATACGGTAACGTTCTTCAGCAATAGGATCTCTATCACCAAACGTTTGTAAACTTAATGCTGCTACGTACTGACCTGTTGCATAGCTTGTCCATCCATGCGTAAAGAAATGAAAGAATGTCTTCTTAGGATCTTTAGCTGGTAATAATCTTACTGTATAGGTATTGCCTACTTCAGTCTTAAGGATCTCAGATAGACCCGTGTTGTTACTATTTTCTTGTGCTAATGCACCTTTAATACTCTGGAATATTGAACTATTAATCATATTTGTCATAAAATTATCTCTGTATTATACAGACTATTGTAAAGAAGTCAACTTATCATATATAGCTGTGCAAAGTTTTTTAGCTTTGCTGCTACTATAGTACTTTGTTCTATAAAAATTGAGGTTTGTAAATGTGTCTCCAAAAGTAAACTCTTTTATTTCACTATCGTAAGACTTTATTATTTTATCAAAATTAGGAAATATAAACAATGCATAAACTATAACGTTTCTTGCTTTTACATGCAATAAAAAGTCATGCCATTGTTTACCCTTTTCAATATAGTTTACATACTCAGACATTTTAATGTTTTTACTCTTACAAAAATTATAGATATATAAAAAACTATCTTTTATCTTTAAAATTGTTTGAGTATGATCTGGGTTATCTGGTAAAAATTTGTTTTCGTAAATTGTATACGCTTTAATTGCTTTCTGAGAAGTAAAATACTTCAAATCAAAAAACTTTTCATTGTGTACAAAGTATGGCGCTTCAAAAAAGTCTTTAATATTAATATTATCAAACTTATTAAAAAAATAAGCTAACTTAGCAACTACAGCATATTCTTCCTTTTCTTCAAAACCTGTAAAGTCTTTTCTGTAACGAAAAGGTTGACCATTTAACTTACGAGATGTTTCAAGATAACAGTTGTAGATATATTGTTCTTGAGAAGTCACACAATATTATATGAAAGTTCCTATTACTTGCCAAAGTCTATAGTTTTCTTGTTAATTATTTTAGTAATATATTTACTTTTAGTAATTGATGGCTCAAAAATGATAAACTTTCTAAGAGCTTCAAAATCACTTGGTTCTGAAATTGTAATTTTATAAAGCTTTCTAAGTTTTTCATCCTGTAAAATCTTTGTAAAAATAGTAGCAAAATTTATCTTTTTACCGTAATATAAAAAGCAAAAAGTACAAAAACTATAAAACGAATGTACCAATTCCTTATCTTCTATAAGAAGGTGAGGCGAACGGTTCGTTGTACTTTCATTGATTATCATGGCTTTATAAACTTATTTACAAAGCCTTTTTTTATATCAACTATTATTACTAAGCATTGCTAACGTATTTGTTATACTAGATTGATCTCCTAAGTTTGCTAATGAATCATCTTCAGATACTGTTAATGTAGTGTAGTCTAATCTCATAGTAGTTACCCCATGGTTTAAACCAAACCTATTTTTCATCATACCTAACTTAACTACACCTAATTCCTTATCTTCTTCATCTTGGAAAATACTAACTATAACGTCTGCAGTAGCTGCTAAACCAATACTTTCACCAATAGTCTCTAACCCTGGGCTATTAGTATTATAACCACTTCTATTTAACTGAGTGGCTGTAATAAATGGGCAATTAAACACATATGTAAGAGCTCTTACTTGTTCTGTTGCATATTTTACCCTTTCATAGCTATTATTACCTAAAGTGCTCTTAACCAAATTAATATAATCTAATACAACAGCATCAATTTTAATACCTTTATTAACTAAGTTTTTAATAAACCCTTGTATCTGGCTTGGTGTAATAGTGCTTGGTGGGAACTCTTTAATTAATATTCTACAACCTGGACTATTTTTACTGATTTCGTCTATTTGTTGCTTTAAAGTAATGCTTTCAGTTTTTAGATCTCTAATTGGTATTTTAGTTATGTTAGATGATAAACGTTTTGCATAAACTAATTCACTCATTTCTAATGTAATAAGCAATACTGTCTTATTCTGGCTTGCAATATTAGATGCAATGTTGCCTAAAAATATTGATTTACCTACATTAGTTTCACCTGCAAAAATATACAATGCTCTACCTTTTTGTAAAAACCCACCATCTAGTTTATTATCTAACCATTTCCATCTGCTTGGTATTGTAGGTTGCTCAGTATTAAGATCTTCTATGACCTTACCAAAATCATTAAACAAATCTAAACCAATATCAGTCTTTAAATTAATATTGCAACTCTTTTCAAACTTATCTAAGATAAAACTTGTATCTATTTTACCTGATGACA